TAAGGCCTGACGGCCAACACCTGTATAAGTAGACAGTATTATTCCACAGCGCTTGAGGATCGCCTACCCCTGATTTGAGATTTCTGCCGCGGCATGTTGCAGCAGCCCCTCTAGCGCGGCCTTCACCGTTTGTCGGCGAACCTCATCCCGGTTACCGGCGAAGTGTCGCAGCTCGCTGACCAGCGTCTCTCCCGCGCCCCAGGCGAGCCAGACGGTGCCCACCGGCTTCTGGGGCGAGCCCCCGTCCGGCCCGGCCACGCCACTCACCGCCACGGCGAAATGCGCCAGGCTCTTAGCCTGGGCACCGCGCACCATGGCCTCGACCACCTCGCGACTGACCGCACCCACCGAGGCGAAAAGCTCGGCGGGCACTTCCAACTGCTGGGTTTTCTGCCGATTGGAATAGGTGACATACCCGGCCTCGAACCAAGCCGAGCTACCGGGAATACGAGTAATGGCTTCGGCGATTCCGCCACCGGTACAGGACTCGGCCGTAGTGACATGGGCATTGAGCACCTGCAGGCGCCTGCCAAGTTCAGCGGCGAGTGGGGTGATTTCTTTCACGGAGGACTCTCCTGATGGGGGCTGGCAAGTGAGTTACCGTACACCAGCAGGTTGCGCTTGCAAGACACAGTCTGGATCAAAATGTCAGTGAAGGATCGCCCTGACATACGCCTGGCATGCCTGCAGGGCAATCAGTCCGCGGTCTCCGGCGTCGGTGATGGCGATAATTCGTTGAGCATGCGCCGGGTCAAGTCGGGCTCGCGAGCCTGCATGAACCAGGCCGCCGCTGGTGGCGGAGGCAGGCACTGCGCAGCCGGCGCGTGGATCGTCGGCGTCGAGTAGGACTGACAAGCGCAAATCAGCAGTGGCAAGACGATCGCGCAAGCGACCTTGATCACGTTGTGCATCGGTTAATGCTCGGTAATGAACTTGCTCGTTGGCCTGCAACTGTTGCTCCAGCGCCAGGTGTTTATCCTGCTCGGCGCGCTGTTGCGTTGCAGCCGACAGGGCCAATTGGTCCAGGGTCTCACTGTGCAATCGAGCCTGTTCTGCCAATTGCCCGGCGTAACGCCAGCCCTGAATACGCCAGGCCAGCGCCGCCGAGCCGCCAGCCACCACGGCCAACAGCACGACAACCCCTAGCACCCGATAAGTTGCGAGGTTCAGACCGAGGGCTGGCATAACACCGCCCTCGCCCGAGCCCAGAGCTGCAAGCGATCCTGCAGCCCATTCAAGCCGCCATTGATGCGGCGGGTAATGCTGTTGAACTCGTCGCGATCGGCCAGGGCATTGAGCCCGCCCTGTTCCCAGAACCAGGCCGCCGACTCGGCGGCCCATTGCGGCTGCTCCAGCAGTTGCGGCAACTCCAGCAGGCGCTCATCGCCGAACAGCGCCAGGCTACAACGACGATAGTTGCTGCGCCCGGTGACCTGGATCAGCCCGCGCCCGCGAAAGCGCTGGCCATCGCCATCGGCTTGCGGCGTATTGCCCAAGCGCGCGGCGAGGGTGCCGGTGTCGTATTTGCTGAGGTATTGATCGCTGCCCAGTTCACGCACGTATTGCAGTTGCCCGGATTCGTGACCGATCTGAGCGAGAAAGGCCGCCTGGCGCTTCGGCGTATCGATCTGCCGACGGGCCATGGCGGTGTTAAGTGGAGAAACAAAAACGCCCGCTTGGCGGCGGGCGTTGGGGAGGATTTGTTGCAGTTGTTGTTCGGTGATTTGCATGAGAGAGGTTCGAGTCTCATAAAAAACGCCCCGTCAGTACGGGGTATTTATTAATTCAGAATTGCATCAGGTGATACAGGCCAGTCAACGTCAATCGGAAATGTCGGTTGCTGTTGAATGCGATTCAAGGCGATCCGGTACAACTTCCAGAGTTTCAGATATTCAAGTTCATCAACTGTGGCGCTGTCGGTGTCAACGGCGTCCTGCAATGGCCCAATGCGGTTTGCAGCGATGGAGAGAAGCTTATCTCTTTCATCCTTGGCCTTCATTTCCAACTCTTTGAAAGAGAGCGGTAGTGAAACCGGATCAGGAGGATTATCTAGGCAATACCACTCATCAACGCCTACATCATCTTTCCCATCAACTGCGCGCCATCCTTGGCCATCATTTCTAACTGCATAGCCGCTCATAAGCTATCTTCCCACCCAAGAATAATTATCTTTCCGTTTGCAGCTCTGGAGTTCCAAGCCATACCCATATTCTGAAGCATCACATTTGCTTGAAAGCCACCCGAGAGATAGCCAAAAAGCGAAGGACCATTTATTCCAGAGTAATCATTGTTTGCGTAGCCAACTACAGGGGCTACGGAAATATCGGAATACGCTTCCGACGTAGTCAATGCTGCTACAACTTTCACAGTGGTCGCGGTTGGCGGTACAAATGCCGCCAAACTAATTGCGGTCATTACCCAACCAGTCCCGCCGCTGGCGGCAACCGGAAGTTCCGTAACGTTAGTTGCTGAAAGCTTTGCATACTCTGCAGTTTTCCCATTCTGAAAAAACCTCAGCGGATACCTGTTAGTCGTCGAGTCTGTAAGAAACGCCCCCACACGAACAGCGACAAATCCAGCAGGTAAAACTGGATCATAAACAAAACGCAAAACGCTATTCGCGGCAGTAGCATTTGCAGCTACGCTGACAGTAATCTGCCCTTCAGAATCCACAGACTTTATAAATGCACCTGACGGGAAACTCGTTCCACCAAAACGCATTCCCGAACGCATTGAACTGGTGCTGGCAATGCCCGTTACCACTGAAGAACCAGCGGTAGTAACGCACTGAATAACCGGCATCAGCGCAGCAATACCTGCCACTTGAGCGCCATTTGTCACAACCCAGGAGCTATACCAACTTGAAGCCGCCAGTGAGCCAACATCAAGACCATTCAACCCCGGTGTCTGAAGGTTGATATTCACATCTACGCCGTTCAAAGCCTGCGCGGTGGCGCCACTTCCAACAATAAGGCCTGTAGCCTTGACGGAGATAATCGCATTGGTGCCAGTAGCGGAAACTACCAATCCTTTATGGCCCCCGACACCGGACAATGCTCGAAGCCTCTGCATCTCCAACACTAGCGCCGCCACATCGACCTGGCCCTGATTGATAGGCGCGTTCCAGGCCTTGATGCACCACATGACCGCGATGTTGTGTGGACGAGTTTCGCTGGAAGTCCGGGCAACTCGACTGGCATCGAAAGTCAAAGCACCCGCCTGCCCACCTCCAACACCTGCGTCCGGAAACCCATTCGCAGATCGCTCAGTTACTGCAAACGCACCACCAGCAATTACACCCTCACCAAGGAACTGATAGACCGCATTAGGGGCAGCATCCAAGCGCGCTACGATGTTCTGCAAGGTGTCATGTTGGGCGCTGCCGATAAACCGACCAGGGTCCATCCCCCGCCCATGATCCCACCCACGCAAAAACTCCCCACGCGACTCCGGCAAGCGAAAGTTGCCCGCCCCCTCACCGCCGGTGTTGAACGTAGTCCCCAAATACGCCGCCAGATCCGGCAGTGCCGCAATGCTCTGCACACTGCCATCCACCTCCAGGAACCCCGCCGGCACCGTCCCCTTGGGAAACGGCACCATGGCTCCCACCGGCAAGGCCGACATGTTTTTCAACAGTGCTTCGATCTCGGCCTTGGTGTAGGTCACCGACTTGGTGTACGCATCGGTAATCCCGTAGGCCGCCAATGTCGTCCTGATCTTTTCCGGTGGAATAGAGTCTTTGACGATCGCCTTGATCGCCGCCAATAGCTGGTCATGCTCGGCCTCGACCGGCTCATCGCCGCCGGCACGAATCACGTTCAGCAACTCGTCGGTCACCGCATTGCCCCACTCGGAGGAAATCAGTGATCCGACCTGGCCCGTGACCGGGTTCTCGTCGACAAACTTGCCATTCACCAGCCCAACGCTGGGTACACTTTTTGGGTAATCCACTCGTCTATCCCCTAGTCATAATTGATGTACACCTGCATAACTGCGGATGTAATGCGATGAATCAGGCATTTCAGGGCGCTGCCTTGGTTAGTGCCAAAGGGTTTTCCCAATAGCAAGCGCCAATACGTCGGCCCATTTACAGGCGGCCATCGGTGTTGAGGGTCCACATGAAGTGCTCAGGCCAGATTCCAAAGTGCGCGTCGCTGAAACATGAACGTCCAATACTTGTAGGAATCAGTTCAACAATGCTTGCTTTGAAATAGCTCTGGCTGCGGGCGTTTTCCACGAAGTTGAATACAGTTGAACTCGTTACGATCAAACAGGATGTTGAGTGAGCCTGGCTCCAAATCCCGACGACAGGAGCGGCAACCCATTGAGCCTATAAATACTCGTTACCGAAAAACGTAAGGCTGCAGGGAGGCTGTGCCCGGCGATCTGGATCAGCCAACGGCCCATGGCAGTGTTGAGCGGAGAAATAAAACGCCCCGTTATCCGAGACGCTTATTCGTTCAAATCAGATAGCCACAAAGGTGCAATCGGACGGTGCGAGCGATCTGGAAAGTTGAGAGATTGCGGCCAATCCCGTAGCGCCTGCATGTACACCAACAACTGTTTGAACTGTTCGGCCGAAAGCGTAGTAGCGACTTCGATTTCCAATTGATCCCGGTGCCGATCACGCAGCCACACCAAAGTCGACAACACTTGATCGCGCCATACGCGTTCATTTTCAGTCAACTGCTCGACACTGGGACCTGGTGCAGCAATCGCGACAGGGAAACCATCGGCATCTGGCGCCAAGACCTTGCCCATCGACTCCTGTGCAAGTAACGCGTCGCGCGTGGCTTCAGTGATTGGATGCCCGTCGTTATCGGACAGCGAGAAACCAAAACGGCTTAAAGACTCAATCCATTTTGCATAAACCATAACTTACCCCTTAGTTTCCGATTACATGCCACTTGAGCACCGCGCCCAGCGAAGACGAAGCAGCTGCCAGCGAGAACCCTGCTACTGACGTCGCAGTTACGGTCTCGTAGTGCCCGGCATATGCAGCGTTGCTATTAAAGTTATTCAACTGCACTGAGAGGTGGTGAATGTTTGTCGGAAACTGCATTGGAAATGTCACGCTAGCTGCCGTCGTTGTACCCCACTGAAGAACCCACCCTCCTAGCCAGGTGGGGAAGGCAACAAACCCCGTTGCTGCAAGGCTGATTGAGAAGCCCAATCGCAGTTTTTTTGGTGTCACGATTGTGCTGTCGTCATTACCAGCGTTCATTTGGAGCTGAGTCGCAACCTTCGCTGTCCCCTGACTGACCTCTGTGGCTTGGGCCGCCAGTCGAGCAAGTCCCGCGATATCAATATTTCCCTGATTGATCGGCGCGTTCCAGGCTTTGATGCACCACATCACTGCCAAGTTTCGTGATCGAGTCTCTGTTGCGGTACGAGCCACCCGGGATGCGTCAAAGGTCAACGACGCAGCCTGAATGTCTCCGACAAGGCCGACATCTGCAACACCATTCGAATTTCTCGTTGTAAGCTTAAATGCGCCAGAAGTGCTTAGCCCTTCACCAAGAAACTGGTAACTGTTATTCGGATTCGCATCCAGACCCGCCACGATGTTTTGCAGAGCATCAGCCTGATAGGTTCCAATGCCGCGACCAACATCCACCCCCCGCCCATGATCCCACCCCCGCAAAAACTCCCCACGCGACTCTGGCAAACGGAAATTACCCTCCCCTTCGCCCCCCGTGTTGAACGTCGTGCCCAAATACGCCGCCAGATCCGGCAACGCCGCAATGCTCTGCACACTGCCATCCACTTCAAGAAACCCCGGCGGCACGCTGCCCTTGGGGAACGGCACCATGGCGCCGACCGGCAATGCCGACATGTTCTTGAGCAAGGCCTCGATCTCGGCCTTGGTGTAGGTCACCGACTTGGTGTAGGCGTCGGTGATCCCGTATTGCGCCAGCGTGGTTCTGATTTTTTCCGGGGGGATGGAGTCTTTGACGATGGTTTTGATCGCGGCCAACAGTTGGTCGTGATCCGCCTCGGAGGGTTGCTCACCCCCGGCACGAATCACGTTCAGCAGCTCATCGGTCACGGCATTGCCCCACTCGGAGGAAATCAGCGAACCGACCTGGCCGGTGACCGGGTTTTCGTCAACAAACTTGCCATTCACCAGCCCTACGCTGGGTACACTTTTTGGAAAATCCACTCGTTTTCTAATCTCTAGTCATAATTGATGTACACCCGCGTATGCGCCGGTGCACTGCGATGAATCAGGCATTCCAGGGCGCTGCCCGGGTTGGTGCCAAAACGTTCTCCCCAGTAGCTGGCGCCGAAGCGCCGGCCCAGCAGCAGGCGGCCGCCGGTGTTGAGGGTCCACATGAAATGCGCCTGCCAGGTGCCGAAGTGCGCATCGCCAAAACGCGAGCGGCCCATGCGCGGGGTGCGCAGTTCAGTGACGCTGGCGTTGGGGTAGCCCTGGCTGCGGGCGATTTCGACGAAGTAGCTGGCGCGCTGGCTGCCGACGGCCAGCAAGCGGCGACGCACCGCCAGGCGGCGGTCGTCGAACAGCGGGGTCAGGCCCAGGCAGGGGTCGGGCAGGTTCATGACCTTTTCCCAATCCGGCACCAGTTCGCTGACGCTCGCCGGGTCCATTTCGTTTTGCAGGTCGACGGCGCGGGCGTCGATGCGCGCCAGTTCCTGGGCCACGCCTTGCAGCACCTGCTGCAATTCCGGCAGGCGCTCCGGGTCCCAGGCCGGGCCGCTGGGCAGCAGGTTGCGCAGTTGCTCCTGGTATTGCGCGGCGCTTCTTATTCCAGCCATACACAACCTCCGAACACCAACAGTTGGTTGTTGGCCGCAGGCACATCCTGGGTGGGCGCCAGCAACCGGTGATCGCGCTCGCCGATGGCGCTGCTGATGGCTTCGCTGATATGGGTCAGCAGCAGGCTTTCACCCAGCCCGGCTTCGCGGCTGTGCAGGTCGCGCAGTTCAGCCTCGACAGCGGCGCGCACCGCGCTGGTGTCGGGGGTCAGGCGCAGTCGGTAGGTCACGGGTTGCATCACCGGCGCCAGCACATAGAGCTCGGCGGTCACCGGGCGCAGGGGTTCGATGTAGGCCTGAACCTGCGCCAGTTGCTCGGCATTGGGGATCGGCTGCGGGTCGTCGTCGCGCATCACAAACAGGCCGACGGTGCCCGGGCCCAGGTAGTTGCGGCGGCACCAGGCACGGGTGATCCCGGCGCACTCCAGGGCCCAGGTCTCGTAGTCGTCGGCGGCGCCGCCATGGGGAGTGATGCGGTACGAACGAATCACCCGAGCCCGCAGCGACTCAAGGCTTTCCTCGGCCACGCCGCCACTGACACCCGGCGCCAGCACCGTGAAGCTGTTGCCGATGCCCTGGATCGGCTGCACCAGAATCAGGCTCAGCCCCTCCTCGGCATTGCCCAGGGTGCCGGCGTCCACGGCCTGGATGCTGGTGCTGTTCGTCCCGGCGCTGGTGGTGCGTGCTGCGGTCACTTTGTAACTGCGGCCGTCACTGCTTTGCAGCAGGGTGTCGACATCCAGCACCGCACCGGCCACGGCACTGAAGCTGACGCTGCCACTGGCAGCCTGGGCCGCTTTGCGCGGCTGGTTCAGGCGCAGCGCGGCGATGCGTTCCAGGGTCGACTCATCGGCCTTGTCCGGCAGAATCTGCTCGGCAATCCAATCCAGGTAGCCATACAGACCAAAGGCGGCGCCGCTGAGGGTACGGGCCAGCACTTGCGCATCGGACTGGCGCAGCGCATCGCTGGCCAGGTCGCTTTGGGTGCGCTTGATCAGCACCGGCAGCGAAGGCGTTTCAAACGGCATAGGTCACCTGCCAACTGTGAGTGGGGTTGATGTCCAGGCGCTCGCCATCGGCCAGGGTCAGCACCGTGCGCAGGTTCAGGCGCTGGGCATCGAGGCGTTCGCTGATGATGTCGATGGCGCTGCAATGGCCGTCGTCGATCAGCCATTGCAGGGCTTCGCGGGCATAGAATTCGGCGTCGAGCTGGGTCTGCCGGGTCAGCTTGACCCGCCGCAGCAACCACAGGCGCGAGCCGATGCGGTCGTCGGCGACACTGGGAAAACTGTCGCCCCACCAGCCGAAACGCTCGTCGTCATCGAGGGCGTCGTCATCGGCGGCGCGGCGCCAGGTAAACAGGCTGATCAGCACCGAGCGGGTCAGCGCGGCTTTCAGGTTCAGAGAGGTCAACATACTCAGCCCCCCACCGGCATGCCGGTCTGCCCCGGGCCCGGCTGCACACCGGCATGCACGTGCTGGATCTGGCTGATGCCGCCTGCGATCTGGTCGCCCTGGGAGACGATCTTGCCGCTCTGGCTCAGGATCGGCGTGTCGATGTTCACCGCGCTGCTGGCGCGGATGTTTAGGGTCGCGGTGTCGATGTCGATGATCCGCCCGCGCTTGAAGTGGATCTTGTCGCCCTCGTCGGTGTAGATCGCCACCTCGCCCTGCGCCAAGGCTTGGAGCCGGTAGCGCCGATCGGCGACCACCAGCACCACGGCATGGGAACGGTCGCCGCCGAGAAAGGTGGCGATGCCTTCGGCGCCGGCCAGGGGGTTGCTGGTAAAGCCGTAGGGTTCGAAATGCTCCATGTCATCGCTCACCTCGCCGGCAGTCAGGCGCATTTGCAGCGATTGCAGTTTATTGGCCGAGTTGGCGAGCACGACGGTGCCGCGCGCCAACAGGCGTGTCAGTAGGCTCATGGTGAAATCCTTTGCAGCAGGTCGCCGCGTGAGAAGCCGATGGGCTGGCGATGGGGGCTGAGCAGAGCCGATTGAGCGCCAGTGCCGGCAAGCGGCGTCTACAGCGCTCAATCAGGCCGGGGTTCAGCGTTTCGTCGGCACAGGGTTGGCGTCGAAGGTATGGGGCGGCGCCACTTGCAGGGTGGTGATCGAGCCCCGCTCGGACAGCGAGTAAGTGACCTTGGAGATCAGCATCTCCTGATCGAAGCCCAGCACCTTGTCGATCACCCGCACCAGGCAGTTATGACGCCACAGGTCGCCATTGGCCTGGCGCCAGCCTTGCACGCTGTAGGTGGTGGTCAGCGCCTTGCCCTGGCGCGTGGCGCTTTCCCAGTCAGCCCGTTGCTGGGCCAGTTCCTGGGTCAGTTGCGCCGCCTCGCTGATCACCGTGACCCGCTTGCGGGTGGTCTGCGCATCGCTCGCCACACCGGACACTTCACTGACCGCGCTGCCGCTTTTCTGGTCGCTGCCTTTGTGCTGGCCAATCACCCGGTACTCGGAAAACACCGCGGAGAAATCCATCGCCGCATTCGCCGACAGGATGTTCTTGCCCAGCTCCAGCACATCACTGGCGCGCCCGCCGCTGCCAGGTGCCGCCAACAGCAACGCGCCCTCGACGTCGTCGGTGGAGAACACCCGGTACAAGGTCAGCAAGCGGTCGATGGAAGCGAACACCGTTTCCCCCGGGACAATGCTGTGGGTGTGCAACTTGCTGGTGGTGGGGATTTCGCTGCGCACGGTCACCCCATAAGGCTGGGCCAGGGCGCGGACAATCTTCAACACATCCTGCTCGCGCCATTGGCTCGGGCGGTTAATGGCCGCACAGTCCACCAGGTCCTGGGTCAGCGAACTGCCCTGGATACTCAGGCTGATGTGCTTGCCGTCATAACTGATAGGCGCTTTGTAGACATGCCCGGTGAGCACCAGGTCGCAGCCGATGCGCACCTGGCAGCGCGCGCCGGGCTTGATCCGCACCTGCTGGTCCTGCCCCGGCCACTGCCAGGTGATGTTCATGCTGAAGGTACGAAATTGCCGCTCCAGATCGGCGACGATTTCCACGTTTTTCCAACCGCTGTAGTCCAGGCCGTCAACGGTCAGGGTGACGGTATTCTGCAGTTCGGTCATGGCTTACTCCCGGGCGACTTTAAGGTCTTTGGCCGGCAGGAACCCGGGGTGCGCCGCGCCATTGCGCTGGATCACTTCGCCGACCCGCGTCGCATCGGCAAAGCGCTGATAAGCCAGGACCAGAGCCGGCTGGCTCTGCTTGGGCGACAAGGTGATCAGGCGCACGCCGGAAGACGCCACCGCGGTCAGGTGACCGAACAGCTGCTGGCGCAACGCATTGAGCACTTCATAGTGACGGGCATCGGCCTTCAGCGCCGCCCCCCAGATCACCTCATTCAGGGCATCACGCAGGGTCAGCACATCGTCGGCCACCGGCACCTCAAGACGCTGCACCGGCTGTACCGCCTGTTGCCCGACGGCCGGCGTGGAGTTGAGCTTGACCACCGGGGTCGCCACCGGCATCTGCGCCACCTTGTAGCCCAGCTTCACCAGCAGTGCATCCTGCACCAGGTTGGCCATGGCCTGGGCCGCTGCAGTGGTGTCCTTGCCGGTGGTGAGTTTGGGCGTGTCGATCTGTTTCGCCGCCTCGACCTGCTGCGAAGCGTTGGCCAGTATTCCGCGATAGCCCTCCCGGGCGAAATCCTTGAGCTCGCGGATATCCCCCAGCAAGCCTTCGAATTCGGCACTGACTTCACGCGGCAGCTCCTTGATCGAACGCACCAGCAGGTTGAGGTCGCGGTAGGTGTCGAGCACTTGCTTGAACTCATGCTCGATCACCTGATAGACGTCCTTGAGGCTGTCGCGCAGCTCCTTGACGCCGATCCGCACCGCTTTGATCAGGCTCACCGCCTCCTCAAAACGGCTCACCGCCGAACCCAGCAGGCTGTCGGACGCCACCAGCAACTGCTGCTGGGTGTTGACCGCCGCCGAGGGAAAGCGCAGTGGCCGGTCCGGGTAAAACTTCAAGCTGAACGTCACCAGTCCGCCGTCCTGGCGGGTCTGAGTCATCTCGCATTCACCGACCTTGACCTGCATCCGCCCGAGCCATGGGTGCACCAGTTCACCGGCGCCCTCCTCCAGGGCCTTGAGCAGTTTGTCGCGCTGCTCCAGGCAATCGGCGCCAACGATAAACGCCATCAGGTCATGGATCTTCGCCTGCTGCCCCAGGCCCTCGAAAAACGGCTGGTCGCGCTGTGGATATTCGTGCAACTGGCCTTTCTGGCCGACCGGGGTTTTCGCCTGGTCGACCCAGAAGGCCACGCCGCGAAACGACGCCGGCAGTAAACGATCACGCCAGGAATCAGACATTGGAACCTCCCAGGGAAAGCGAGCGATAGCCGACGGTGGAGGCCACGGTCAGGCCTGGCTGGTTGGTTTGGGCTTGGTCGACGCGTAGGCCCAATGGAGCGTTCTCAAAGCGCAGCGTCAATCCACCTTCAAGCTGGGTACGATTATTTGCGGCGACCTGTTGCAACAGCGAGCTGGAGTTCTGCGTCAGGCTGGTGGATGTCAGAAGCGGAGATGGACCCTTGGTAAAGGACGCCTGGCCTTGCGGAGCCGAGTTGTTGCTTTCCTGAACATTAGTCGTAAGGGATTTGACCTCACCTGTGACGCGGCCGATAAAATCGCCAAACGTTTCAGAAAGTTGCTTTCGAATCGGTGCCAGCACTTTATCCAGGCGGTCGCGAAAGGATGAAACCCACTGAATCAAAGCATCAAGATCTTGTCTCAACCCCTCTCCAGGCGACCAACTAAACAGGTTTTCTAGCGAGCTCTTTGCCGTCATCGACAGGGCCACAATCAGATCCCAAATAGCCGCAAACAAGCCCACTACCGGCTGCCAGTTGCTGGTGATCAGGGAAATCGGGCTCCAGGCAAACGCCTCCCGCAAGGAAGCAGAAAGAGATTGAAGAAAACCTCTGATCGGCTCCAGGTTTCTGATCAACACTCCGAACCCGCTCATGTTGAAAAGCAGATTCAGCGCCTGATACACCGGCCCGACACCATCGATCAGGTCTCGCCAAAGGTCCGCCAGGTAAACGCTGACGGGCCCCCAGTTAGCGATCAGTTGCCCAATGGGCGTGAAGGCAAATAGGTCTTTGAAGAGCCCAATCATCGACATGACAGTCGGAGAAACCTTCCCCCACATGTCGATAAAGAAGCGTGACACCGGCTTCCAGTTAGCGACTACTACGCCCGCCACAGCAGCGATCGCCAACATCGCAAGCCCAATGGGCGACGACAGCGCGACAAAGACCGTCGCCGCCAACGCAGCCACGGTAAACGCCACCGCAGCAGCCGCCAGCCCCTCCACCAAAGCCGGATTATCGGCCACGAACTTGCCAATAGACGTCAACACCGGCTGCAGGCCTTTGACAATACTGTTGATCGCCGGCAACAGGGCTACACCCAGATTCAGGGTAATGCTGCCGACTGTCTTATCAAACTGCTTCAAGTTCTGGGCCGTCTCGCCCAGCTTGCTCTCTGGACGCGCGACGCCCTTGGCGCGAGCCGCTGTCACGGCCTTGATATTTTCCGACTTGATTGCGGACTGAACCCCCGCGACAAAAGGCGTAATCAAGCCCTGACCAGAGAGCAGTCCTGAAAGATCCAGACTTCCAACCCCACTTTCTTCCAGACTTTTCCGGAACCTGCTCACTATTTTGCGGATGCCGGTGAGTTCCGGGGCTATTGCCTTACTCACGCTATCAGTGGCAGGGGCCGGCACCACCTCGACCTTGGCCTGTGGTAAAGACGCTGCCTCGATGGCTGCGGCCTCTGTTTTCTGCTTGGCTGAGTTGCTGTTCGCCTTGTTACTTTTTCGTTTCGCCATCACTGCACCTGCTGCATCGCATTGATCCGTTGCGCGTGCTCCAGGGATTCCCGGAGCACATCCAGTGGCCTGGCCAGCATCTGTTCAGGGTCTACCTTCCAGAACCAGGCCAGGTCATAGGCGACAGCGATCAGGTCGGCGATGGCTGCGATGCCGCACTCATGAAAAAACTCGCCACCGCCCAGCTCAAGGCATTGAGGTCAGCCAGGTCCAGTTGGTTGACCGAGGACGGCGGAATGCCGGCGCAGACCGCGATGTATTTGGCCGCGACGTCCATGTCCAGGCTGACTTCCTCGCCCTTGTCGATCTTGTACGGCAGCGCCTTGATCGTGCGCACTTCCTGCACCGTTGGCCGGCGCAGGGTGAGTTCCAGCAGCGGCTCGCCGTGAGCTTCGATCGGCACGTGCAGCTTCACCAGGCTGCTCATTGCCAAGTCCCCTTCTGCCCTTCGAAGCTCAGCTCGATGGTGGCGTCATCGCCCTTGGCCACCGGTTCGTCCACCAGGTAGGCACCGGCCAGCACGTAGACTTTGCCGTTGGCGAACTCGCAGGTGACGGTCATGTCGGAACCGGCAATCAGCTGTTTGAGCGGGAAGTCCGGGGTGTGCAGCGCCGTGACTTTGAACGACGGGGTGAGGTCGGTTTCCTTGTAGAAACCCGGGACCACGGTTTCCCGCTTGACGGCCATCAGCGGTGCTTCGCAGCCGCCGTTGATGGTCAGTTGCGCGCCGTCCACTTTGACGTAGCAGGTGCCTGCAATCAGTTGACCCATGATATTTCTCCGAAAAAATAAGCCCGCTCGAGGCGGGCTGAAAAAACGCTATGCAACAAGCCCGATTCAGGCCGCCGCGTCGTACTGCAGGCGGAACTGGTTAAGCAGCGCGAACACCCGCAGGCCATTGATGTAGTCCGGCGGGAACAGCACGTTGACCCGGCTCGGGTCCTGCACGTCGCGCTCGACGATCAGGTGCTCGGCGAACAGCTCGGCGTTCTCCACGTGGCCTTCCATTTCCAGCTTGGCGTACTGGGCAATCAGCTCGCCGCGGATGGTGCTCGGGGTCACGATCGGTTGCCCGGCGCCGAAGCGGGTGCCATCGGAAGCCAGCTTGTGTCGCCCGTATTTGCTGGTGATCACGCTTTGCAGGCGACGCACGATAAACGCCGACTGGTGCATGGTTTCGCTGTCCAGGTAGGAGTTGTCGGCCTGGCCGTAGGCGTTCTTCTGGTAGGTGGTGATCGAACGCTGGATCCGCACGTAACCGCCTTCGTAGTAGGCGGTGGCGATGCCGTAGTTGAGCAGCGACTGACGCTCGGTCAGGGTGAAACGCTCGCTGGCCGGCGCCGGATCGACACCCGGCAGGCTGCCACTTTGAGTCGGGCGGCTGGCGTCGGCGGAGATAAACACCGAGGTCCGCGCAGCCAGGGCGGCGGCTTGCACCCACACCGGTTGCGGCACACCGGCTTCCAGGGCCTGGATGGTCATGTGCTGGTCATTACGCGCCTGGCCCGCTGCTACCAGCGTGCCGACGGTGCCGCGCTTGGCGCTGTAGACATGGCCGAACAACTGCTTGGCCCAGGACCAGCGACCGGTGCTGTCATCCATGACGGCTTGCCAGGCGTTGAGGGTCGAAGTGTCGGTCCAGGGCATGCAGATAAACTCGAAAGGCTCGTCGCCCAAGGCCGCCAATGCCGCGACCTGATCCGGCACACCGGTGCCGCCGGCCATCTTGCCCAGGGTCAGGGACAGGCCGACCGGGGTTTCCTCGCCATTGCTCTTGCCCAGGCGATTGAGTTGCAGGCTGATGTCATTGCCCGTGTCGCCGGTCCACTTGGCGCTCAGGGTGACGGTGCCATCAACGGCAATCGCCGTGACCGGCAGATCGACCGCGGCGTTGATCTTCAGCGCCAGCGCAGCGGCGGCCTGAGTGGCCGTGGCGCCGTTGACGATCGAGGCCTGCACCCGCACGCCGCCGACATACAAATTGAGCAAGCCGCTCTGGGTCGCCGCGCCGGTGAGCTTCAGCTCAGCCTTGGCCACGCTGCCCTCGGTGCTGTGCAGCGGCAGGCACCAGATCTCGCCGACCGGATCGGTCTTGCGCCAGGTTTCGTACATGGCGGCGAGCATCGAGCCGCTACCGCCGATGCTTTTCGCCAGGGCCACACTCGACACCAGCACCAGGCTGCCAACTTCGGTGCTGGTGGCGTTGTCGTTGACCTGGGCCACGATCAGGCGGCGCATGGACGACGAAGCGCTATTGGCGGCCGAATTGTCCATCTCGGCGTAGAACAGCGGTACACGAATGTCCGCAGGGATATTGCTGAAACCGATCGCCATTATTTGGCTCCTTGTGATTTCGCCGCTTTCACGGCTTTGCTGGTGATATCGCCATCGGCCAGACGTCGACGCCACCAGGCGTTGTCCGGTACTTCACGGCCGGTGACAGGCAACAGATCGCCCGCTTCCGGGTCCGGCACCGCGCGGCCAGCGGCCGGCAGCACAGTGATGCGTTTAGTCATGGGGTTACGTCTCCTGAAAAAGTCAGCTCCAGACGCCCGTCGGGGCCCGGACGTTGCAGATTGGGGTCGGCCGGATCGATGGCATCGAGCCGCACCGTGACCCCGGTAAAAGACGGCAAGCCGTCGAGTTCACGCTCGCCCCAGGTTTCCGCCGGCTGGCTGGCAAGGTTGCGACCAAGCTGGAACTCGGCGAAAAAGCGCAGGCGATAGAGCAAGCGGGTGGCACTGAGCGACACCAGCTCGCCGCCGTCGTATTCGATGGGGTTGTAGTCGAGGCCGGGTTTGAAACCGACCAGGGCCCGCCAGACGTCGGCGCGCAGGTCGTGCATCAGATCCAGCGCTTTTGTGGCGTCGGTGGCGTCAAGCACCAGCAGCACTTCGAAGCAATCGCGGATGATTTGATGGCTAGCGTTTTGCGCCGCACTGCGACTCGCCACATCGGCCAGGGGCGCGATATACGCCGCGGGGAGCTGCAGCGAGGTATCGGCTTCCAGCGAAGGTAGGTCGATGCCGACAGCGATGCGGTTGGGGCAGTGAGTGCGGAGCTGGGTGGAGATGGGGGTGATTTTCATGGGGTCACCGGGCAATAAAAAACCCGCGGGGTAGCGGGTTTAAAGAAGAGTCCGACTCATCGGAAGCCCGCATCCTTGCAGGCCGGGGTCGAGGTTATCGCCCCTTAGTTGCCGCTCCGTTGGGCTTGATCAAAAGCATACTTGCGGCAAATCCCCTGGAAGCTGACAGTTCCAAAAGAGTTAAACCCCGCAGAGGGCGATGCAAGGCAATGACTTAAAGCTGCACCACCTTAAGTGGCCGGGCTGCTGGCTTTTTCTTGCCCGCAGCCTTGGCTTTGCCTTGCTTGCCGCCATTGCACTCAACCGTGGTACTCCAGCCAGATTGGGTGAAGAGCTGCTCGACCGAATCCACCAAGTAGTCGCCATCGAGTCCGACCTTGAAGCCCTGGGCAGTGATGATTCGCTCCGCAAACAGATCCGTGCGCCCGGGCATATCCAGACGCAGACTGGCGGTGCTGCGGTTGAAGGCCGCCAAACGCGCCTTGGCAGCCTGCTCGGCGGCCTGTTTATTCGGATACAGATGCCGATCGGTATTCACCGTCGGTACGCCCTTCGCTGCATGTTCATTCCCCAGGTCGATGACTTTGAGCGTTCCACTCTTTTTGTCCTGATGCCGAGTCTGCACCGCCTTGTGGGTACTGCCATCACTCAGGCGGAACTGATAGCGGCTGACGTCACCACGGGTAAGGGTAACGACGCCCAGAGCCTTGCCGCTGGCGCTCTGCCCGGCCTGCCGGGGCAGCACCAGCAGCTTGCCTTCGGCCACCTTGGCGGTGCAGTCGTATTGCCTGGCCAGGCGGGTGATGAAGTTGAAATCGGATTCATTGAGCTGATCGATTCGCGGCACCTTGGTGGCTAGCGGGCAGATCGGCATCCAGCCGTTGCGCGCCGCCAGGTCACGGACGATCAGTTGCAACGAGACGTTCTCCCAACTGCCACTGCGCGTGGTCTTGCCGCTGCCGCGCATGTCACTGGCCTTGCCGCGAATCTCGAGGGTGTCGGGCGGTCCGTTCACCACCACCTCATCCACGGTGTAGCGCCCCAGGCGGGTCAGTTCCCGGCCTGCGTAACCGAGGAAGACTTCAATGCTCGCACCACGCCCGGGCAACGCCACGGCCCCGTCGCGGTCATCGATGCGCAGCTCGAATTCGTCCGACTCCATGCCGGGCTTGTCCGTAGTGCGCAGGCTCAGCAATCGGTCGTTGAGTTGTGCGGTGATGTCCCGGCCATCGGCAACAATGCGAAACGTCGGGGTCATGAGCCGTGCTCCAGAAAGTGCAAACCCCGTACTCGACGGGGTTTGTTGAAGGGGTTGGGGATCAGTCCCATAGCTGGACCATGGCCTCAGCCAGGACCGGCAGTTGCGGCAGCCGGATCAAGATCCCGGCACGAAACGGCTGGGACTCGTCGGCCAGCCCCTGGTTGGCATCCAGCACCGCCTCGACACAGCCGTTGAGGTGGCCGTAGTACTGCTGACACAGGGTATCGAGCAGGTCACCGTCAGACGTTCTGCAGGTCGTCGCCATAGCTTACGAACTCCAATGAAAAACCTTGTTTGCGGGGGATGCCACCGGCCAGCAGGTGGCTTTGGTCTTCCTCGATATTGGTCAGGCACCAGGTGCCCAGCACTTCACCGTAACCCGTGGTCAGGCCCAGCGGCTGCAAGCGTCGCCCGATACTGCGTAGGGTCTGCAACTGCCCCAGCCCCCCCTTGAACCCCGGAAAAATCGCGCCCTTGAGGGTGATGCGCTCTTCGCCCTGGCCCACCGCCTGTTGGGCGACACTGCGGCTCAGGCGCTCCTGGCCGGCCCAGCGGAACCCGGTCTGTCGGCGCAGTTCCTCAAAGGCCGCGGTGTCGACATTGAAGTAGTAAGGCTGGGCACCGGCCCCTAGGGGTTGCAGGATCAGCAGGTGCGGGAAGGGTTTCACCGCCTCGGCCGCCGGTGTGGCGTCCTCGGCGAACGCGGCGGTCGGGAAGATGTTGCCCAGGGCGGGGCTGATCTGCCCGCCGATGCGGTTGATCGCCGCGCCGGCCTTGGCCACCTGTTCCTGCAAGGCGCCAAGACGCTGCTGCACCTGCCCCGCCACCGTCACCGCCTGGCTGTATTTGGCCGCCACTTCACCGACGACCGACTGCGCGGCACTGATACCGCGCATCGTGCGCTGCAACTTGGCGCCCAGGGCCGGCCCGACAAAGGGCAGGTTCTCCAGCTCCAGGGCGGCGCCGGTGATATCGCTGATGGCACCGTTCATGGGCCCCAGCATCTCATCCGCACTGCGCCGCCCCGCCTCCGCTGCCGCCACCAGGGAGCCAAGCCCCGACTGCAGCTGTTCCATGTATGCCATGGGATCTCCTTAAACATGTACGGCGTCGAACAGCTGGCGAGCGGCAGCCTGGCGGCTGAACTCGTCGAACTGCCAGCGCAGGTGCGGTTCCAGTTCCCGGGCCAGTTGCGCAGGGTCGCGCACATCGCCCTGGACCGAGATCGACAGGTAAGGCGCGAAGCTGAACTGCTGCTCGATGACCGGGGGTATCTGGGGCTTGAACGACTCCGGCGGATTGATCGTGGCCAGCGCCGCGGTTGACGACGATGGACTGACCATCGAGCGCGCCGCCTGCCCCATCAGCAGGGGTGTCTGGCCTTTCTGGAAGGATTTGGCGATGTCGCCCATGACCGGCGGGATGTTCTGCCCGGCGTTGCGCATCATCAGTGGGCCGGCTGCGGGCATCTGCTTGAGCGACTCGTCGGAGCCGAACAGCTTTTTACCCAAGGCTCCACCGGCGGCCGAACCACCCCAGGCGCCCAGTGCACCACCCACCAGCCCGCCAATAACAGTGCCGATAACCGGCACCAAGGAACCAATGGCAGCCCCTGCTGCTGCACCAGCAGCGGCACCAGCAAGATTGCCCGCAGCCTCACCATAGCCTTCGGCTTTTTCATCCTGGGTCTCGGCATTCAGATAGGTGTCCGCAACCTGGAAACCGGCACCGAGCACCGAAAGGATCGCGCCGCCCTTGAGCAAAGGTGCGAACCCTTTGGCCAGAGAGCCAGCGCCTTTCATCTTGGCGCCGGCGGCGCCAAACCCAGTCGCACCTCTGGGCAGTTTTTCTAAACCACTGGGGGTCAAAGGGCTCTTGAACCCTTTGCCACCTCTGTTCTTCGAACGTGGCCCGCGCCTAGGCGCATTACGTCCACCACGGCCCTTGCGACTTTTTTTGTCCAGACAGCAATCAAGCACGGGCTCACGACAGTCGATGCCTCCCGCTTTGCGGCCAAGCACTCGCTTTGCCACCTTGGGATCGTTCTTCAACCCACCCCGCAGGACATTCAGCAGGCCCTTGCCCATGCTGTAGACGGCCATCAGTTTTTTCACCGCGACATACGCGGCGCCCAGGGCGGTCACTCCCAATACCAATGACGGAGCCGCCTCCGCCAATTGAGTCAGCTTGCCGACTACCAGGGTAAGGCCCTTGGCCGCCAGATCCGTGGCCGGTCGCAGAGCCTCTCCCACGGCTCGCATGCCATCGTCAACGGCATGCCCTGTTTCAGCCCATAGCTGCTTGGAAGCTTGCCGACGCTCGGCGAGGTTCTTGTCGAGAACCCCCGAAGCACTCAACGAGTCCTTCTTCACTTGCTCGTACTGTTGCCGGCCCTGGGTGTGAGCCAGCAAGGCCGCCTTGATCTGCATATCGGTGAACAGGTCACCGGTACGCAGGGATTCTTCCAGCGCCTCGAGCATAGCCTTGGCCTTCGCCGGGTCCGTCTCCTTGCTGATCTGCGCCTGGGCCTCGGCCATCTTCGCGGCCTTGGCCGGGTCGATGGCCCTGACGTACTGCATGGCCAGGGCAAAGCTCGCCTCCAGGCTCGACATGCCCTTCTGGATACCGGTGTTCAGCGAAGCCTGGTAGTCAATGCCGGCATCTTTGTAAGCCTTGACTGCATCACTGGAGCCGATTTTCCCTATCCAGTTCTGCAGCTGTCCGGCGGCCTCATCGGGACTTGCGGCGGTGTTCATCTGCACTTGCAGCATCGAGCCCAGTTGGCTCACCGCATCCATACCGGTGAGCCCCTGCCCACGCGCGCTCTCGAGCAATGCCGGGAGCAAGCGTGCCATGTCGGCGGCCTCGAAATTGCCCGCCTGCCCCTGCAGGGCGATGGCCTCCAGGGCCTGCTCCATGACCTTGGGGTCGCTGATCCCAGCTTTCAGCTCCAGGGCCCGCATCAGGTTCGCCGTGTCTTCCACACCGGCGCCCTGGCCCACCGCGAATCGGGCCGCCAGCGCGGTGTAACCTTGCGCCTTGCTCAGTGACATGCCCTTGGCAGTCATCTGCCCCACCAGAGCGGCCACCTCATTGCGGGCCATTCCCGTGTCCCGTGAGGTCTGAATGACGGTGCGGCTCAGCTGTGCTTCCTGAGGCTGATTGGCCACACCGGCCTTGATCGCAATGTCGCGGATCAGTGCCTGATAATCGGCACTGACCTTGACCGGAATGGCCAACTTGCCGATCCCGTCCTTGGCCAAGCCATAAGCCGCCTTGAAGTCGGCCTTGCCCTGGCCAATCTGCTGCAGCCCTCGGGCCTGCAAAGCCGAGCCCCGAGCCACGTTACCCAGCGCCTGATACTCCTGGCGCAGTTTATGGACCTGAACACCCTGCTGGCGCAGGCCATCACGGCTCTCTTCCAACCGGCGCAACAGCCCGGCGGCAGAAGCGGAGCCGGTGTCATGGGCCTTTTTCCATTCATCCTGCAGACGCAGGGTCTGGCCGATGGTCTTTTCCAGCACCCCGGCCTTGCTGCCCTGTGCCTCCAGTTGCTTGATCCGGCCTTCCACCGTCTTGAAGGCGGCGTCCCACGTTGAACTGAGGGCCGTACCTATCACCACCAGCCCTGATTCCAGTTTGCTCGCCATCTGCTACTCCTGCTCCCTGGGTGATGGGCTCAATCCGTGAGCCACCAGACCATGTCGGAAAACCTCATGGTCATGATTTCCTCGGCGGCGAAATGCAGCTCGCTGGCGAGCCGCTTCGCTGCCACTTTCATCACCTTCGGATCAAAGCTCGTCGTCTTGCACCAGGCGAAAATAGCCGGCCTGCAGGCGCTGATAGTCCTTGAGCGCCATGCCCTCCAGGTCCTTGGCGCTGATTTCAGCCAGGCTGGCAAACAGCATCAGCTCACGCTGTTCATCATCGCCCGCAGCCCCGGCATTGGCCGCACGCACATCGCGCACGGTGGGCGCGCGCAAGGTGACCTTGTCGCAGACCACGCCGTTCATCTGCACCGGTTTGCTGAGGCTGATCACGACGTTTTCGGCACTCAGGGTCATCCAGGCCGGGGGGGTGTTGATTGCTTGAGACATGGGGTTGGTTTCCTTACAGGCCCAGGGCCGAACGTTGCGCGGCCAGTTGGTCGACGCCGTTGATTACGCGCTTCATGCCCAGGGCATCGATTTCGTAGATCAGGCGACCGTCGACTTCGAGCTTGTAGTAGGTCAGCGCCACGTTGTGCTTGATCTCGGCCTTGTCGCCGGACTTCCAGTCGCCCATGTCGACCTCCTTGAGCAAGCCGCGCAGGGTCACGATCACCGGGGTGACCTTGCCCTTGAGGCCCTTGAAGGCGCCGCGGAACACACCGTTGAAACCGGTGCCATCGGCCAGGCCGAACATCTTCAGCGACTCACGGCGCACGCCGGTGGTGGTAAAGCCGGCCTCTTGTTTTTCCATGCCCATGTCCAGTTCCACCGGCACGTCCATGCCGCCGACACGATGCTCCTCGGTCTTGAGGGTCAACTTGGGCAGAGTCAGGCTCGGCACGTCGCCTTGAAAGCTGATGCCATCGACGAACAGGTTCATGTTCGCCAGGGTTTCGGGAATCATTGCCATTGCTGCAGCTCCTTAAGCGGCTTGGTCGAGGACTTCGGTCAACCACTGGTTGGTGACCTCGACTCGGAAGTTGGGGTTTTCGGCGGGCGGTACGTCGGTAAAGCGGATGTTCCAGTACACCTTGCCCTGCTCCAGCTGGCTGGCCGTGTTGAGCTCGGTGTCGGCATAGACCTCGAAATTGATGATCGCGCCCTGGTTTTTCAGATCACGCATAAACGCCTGCAAGCCTTCGGTGACATCCTTGACGTAGGTCGCCGTGATCGAGCGGTCAACCGCCCACTTGTGGCCGAAAAGGATGGCGTCCATGACGATGTCCATGGTCCGCACCCGGGTGACAAACGCCCACTTCGGTTCGCTCGACAGCGTGCGGTTACCCCACAGACGGAAGCCGTCGTCGCGGATGACCGTGGTGATGTTGGCGTTGTTCAGCAGATTGGCGCGGCAGGTTTCATCGCCGTCCAGGAACTCGATGGAACGCGAGGTGCCGGTGATGCCGACAAACTCCTTGTTCGATGGCGAAGCCCAGAAGCCGTACTCGTTGTCGGTCCAGGCAAACAGGCCGGCGACCCAGGCCGAGGCCGGTGCGTCGACTGTGGCGCTGGCGCCGTTGTCCCAGTAACGAATGCCCGGATCGACCATATAGGCGCGCTTGGCGCCGAAGTTTTTGGCGTACGCCATGGCCGCTTCGTCGGTGCTGTTCGGGCCGTCGATGATCGCCAGGCCACGCAGCTTATCGGCCAGGGCCACCAAAGCGGTGCCGACCGCCAGAGTCGAACTGTGTTTGGGGGTGACCAGCAAACGCGGCTGGGCATTGAAACGGCTCTTGCCGTCCAGCAGCGCTTGTAGGCCGGTACGCTTGCCGTCGGCCAGCACCCCGCCGATGATCGCCGAGGTCTGCTCGGCCGCGTCCGCCACCTTGGCCACGCCGCAGGCCACGATCACCGCCTTGGCCCGCTGATAGATGGCCTGGCAGGCCTTGGTGATCGCCGCATCCGGGCCCCAGGCCGCGATGGCCTCGCGCTCGTTGGTGATCAGCAGCAGGTCGTTGGCCTTGGCCGTGAAGGCCGGGGCTTCGGTGAAGGTGTCCACCAGGCCGATGATCGAGGACGTCGGCAGCGAAATAGTGCGCGCGCCGGTGTCGACGTTAGTAACGGTAACGCCGTGGAAAAAACCACTCATGGATAAACTCCAGACATGAAAAAGCCCCGGGTAAAGGGGGCTGTAAGGGATGTTGGGTTAAGGGGAAGCGGGAAAGAAAACGCCCCGGCGGGGCGTTTAACTTGGCAATACGGGCCAATCAATGTTTGTGGGAAATTCTGTTTGCAGCTCAACCCGATTCAATGCAACACGGTATTGCTTCCACTTTTTAAGCTCAGCCAGGTCAGCCTCGCTTGCATCGTCCAAATCAACGGCATCCTGCAGTGGTGCAATACGCAGGGCTGCAACACTCAATCCTCGGTCTCGCTCAGACAGTGCCATCTCCCGAAACTGCTCGACCGTTGGCGAGGGCAGATCGATCAGCGCTGGCCTAGCTCCGCTGAAGTCAATCCCTTTGCCAGCTGCTACGCCAGCAAAAATAACGGCATGATCAAGGGTGCTAATGACCTTCGCGTCTGCGGGCAGCGCTGGGTTCACCTCATCATCGAAGAACGTCCGCTCTGAGTTACTGAAAAACATAGTCAATTTAAAATCCCCACGCCGAGTAGAAAACCGTCGATGCTCCCGAACCACTAGATGTCAGGGACGCGAAGGAAAGAGTGGATTTTGTTGAAACGGGAATATCGACGCCAATCGAGGTGTTGTTCAGCCTGGAAGGCGCACTAACAGTGCCCGTTAGTATCCCGGTTGGAAATTGAATTGGTAATGGGATGGCAATCGATTGAGCGCCAGCTGCGGTATAGGTAAAAGCTCCCCACTGGTGAATCATTCCGCCCGGCATTTTTTCATATCCCGCCGCCTGAACAAGCGACTGCCCACTCATGAATAGCTGCCCGACCGCCTGCGCAACAAAGTTATAGGAACAATCGACCGAGATAACCCAATTAGAAGTCCCATCTGATGTACAAACGACAGAATCACCGCTGCGCATCACCCCGGCGGGCGCTATCCATTGCAGCATTCCTGACAAGGTGTCGCCACTTACAACCTTCAAAGTATTAGTGCCCGCAATAGCACTTGCGGCGTGAATAGTGATAGACGCACCAGGCCGGACGGTACTTGCCTTCGGCAGCGTAAGCGAGCCCCCGCCGCTGCCGCCGAACACCACCAGGGAACCGGCGTCCGCCGCACTTAAAGCCACGTTCGCGCCGCTGAGGTTTTCTGTCCGAATCGCGCTGAGTTGGAGCCCGGCCGCACTGAGTTTTTTGGGCGTCACAAAGACAGTGTCATCAGTGCCTGCATTGACCTGAGCCTGCGTGCCAACTTTTGCAGTTCCTTGATTGCTCTCAGTCGCTTGGGCAGCCAGCGTTGCAACATCAATATCTCCCTGATTGACTGGTGCGTTCCAGGCCTTGATACACCACATTACCGCCAAGTTGCGTGGTCGGGTTTCACTGCCAGCGCGAGGTGAACCATTGACCCCATCCGTTACCGGCTCGCCCGTCGTAGCACGATCTACCATCCCGGCAGAGTTCGCAGCGCCCCCAGCCCCTGCTCCGTATGTCACGTACGCAGTGCTTGTACCAAGCGGGCCGTGCCGATGGCCCTGAAACTGGTCGAGTTGATAACTGCCCAAGGCTCGCCCAGCATCAGCACCACGCCCATGATCCCAGCCACGCAAAAACTCGCCCCGCGAATCCGGCAAGCGAAAGTTGCCCGCCCCTTCATCGCCCTTGTTAAACGTAGTCCCGAGGTACGCCGCCAGATCCGGGTAGGTCGCAGCGCTCTTCACGCTGCCATCAACTTCTAGGAAACCCGGCGGAACCGCCCCCTTGGGAAACGCCACCATCGAGCCCACAGGCAGCGACGACGCCTGCGCGACGATGGATTCGATCTCAGGCTTGGTATAGGTGTCGGTGATGCCATGACCGGCCAGGGTGGCCGGGTTGGTACCGGCGATCACCCGGCCGTACTTGTCGACCGTGACATTGGCATATGAGCCCGCGCTGACACCGGTCCGGCCCACCGCCATTTCAAAAGCCAGCGGCGTGGTGCCCAGCGTGATTGGCCCATCCGTAACCAACTGCCAGACGCTGTCGCCATTGGCCGTGCCCTTCTCGATGCTGACAAACAGGCCCGGGGTCACTTCCGGACTGCTGTCGGCATCCTGCGCCCGCTTCCAGACGCCGGTCGCCGACACCACGTACAGGCCGTTGTCCTTGGCCTGGGTCTGGTTCTTCACCAGCACCCGGGCATCGGCCGGCAGCAGTACATCGTCGATGGTCAAGATCCCGCTCAACGCGATGTTGGCCGTGGTGGCCACCAGTGCGGAGTGTTTGAAATCCATCTTGGCCAGGGCTTCGATCACTGCATTGTCGACGTACTCGCGGGTCGCCAGGACCACGGCTGGGTCGATCTTGAGCACGATCTGCGCGGTGTTGGCCACGATGAAGTTCATGCGGATGACTTGGGTCTTGCCGGTGCCCTGGGCCAATAGCGGTTTGTAGCTTGGCGCGCAGTTGGCCACCGCGACCAAATCGCCATCCGCGTCATAAAGCCCAATTTCGCGAATCCACTTCCCGCCCACATCGGGGGGAATGACTTGCTCGGTGATGATGATGTTCGGATTGGCTTGGTCGGTCCGCACCTGGTTGACCTGCGCCCGGTGCCACTGGTTGATCAGCTTGGTTTGAGCGCGGTTCGGAATAGGGTCCGTATTATTCCCATCCCCCACCCCCATTTCTTTGAAGGTCCAAGGAATGCCCAGCGCTGTGGCGTTGGCCTGTTTCGCCTCGCCCACCGCCGTGAGGATGGCGAAGAACTGACTGTTGGAATCGATCATGAGTACACATCCAGGGTATCTGTTTCATCAATGCACATGACCTGGCCGTATCGACCGGTCACTTCAATATCACGGGGTGCCGGGGGGTAAACGTCGAGCACTTCGCCCTGATCCACATAGGCGCCGTAGCCGATCACGCCGGAGGCTTCCAGGCTGATGGCCAACCCGGTCATATGCCGGCTCACCGGCCTGGCGTCATCGATCAGCCGGGTCAGCTCCTGGTACATCTCTTCGGTGATACCGGTATCCAGAACCCCGACCTTCAGGGCAAAGGTGGCGGGCTCGCCCTGGGGGAGCGTCTGCCACCATTCGACCACTTCGATCAGATAGCCCAGCGGCTCAACCACTCGCCGCAGCGCACCGATGGTGCCTTTGCGGGCATGGATAAAGAACGCGGCGCGAATCGCGTTGCGCTTGACCGCTTCGCTCCAGCGCGGGTCCCAGCGATCCACCGACCAGGCCCAGGCCAGCTGGGGCAGCAGGTGCTCCGGACAGGTCGACGGGTTGTACAGGGTGCGCAACATGGTGGCGGTGTCGCCGGTGTTGGTCACCTCGAGGGCGCGTTCCAACAAGGTGCTATTGCTTGGCAGCAGACTGGTCATATCAGCTCCCCAAGGTGACGCTGTAGCCGGTGCAGTACGCGGCCTGGGCCTTGCTCGGGGCAATGTCCTGCCAACCGCGCAGGTCGACCCGGGCCACGCCGGCCACATGCAACTGGGCATCAATGGCAGAGCGCGCCACCTCGATGCCCAGGCGCCGGCGTGGATTGACCCAGGCGGCCAGCCTGCGTTCCGCCTCGGCCAGGGCCGCATCACTTTCAGGCCCGGGACCTTTCATGTGCAGCACCGCGTCGATGCGATACGGCAGGATCTGGGCACTGTTCACCGTGACCCGATCCCCCAGCGGTCGCACGTCCTCATCATTGAGCGCCGCGGCAACCGTCGCCAGCAGTTCAGGCGCTGCGACGCCATCGCCCTCCAGCCCCAGCACCGTGATCGTGACACAGGCCGGTGACGGGCTTTCAGCCTCGGCATCGGCCACCAGGGCCGAGGCATTACGGGCATGCAGGATGTAGCTGTTACGCGGCCCGGCGGTGGTCAGCCCTTCGTAGGCCAGCTGGGCACGTTCGCGCAGTGCGTCATCGGCTTCCTTGATCTCCTCCACCGGCGGCACCGCTTGCGGGTCGCCGGCCTGGATCACCAGGCGTTGCAGATTGACGTTGGCGGCCAGTTGATCCAGATCCGTGCCCTTGGCATGGGCCAGCAGCAGCGCCTTGGCCGCATCGTTGACCCGGGCTCGCAACAGCATGTCGCCGTAGGCCGAGAGCTCCAGGTGTTTGGTGACGGGGTCGCTTTCCAGGTTGGCTGTCCAGTTGTCGCCCATGTAGCGGCGAAAGGTCGCCAGCTTGTCCTGATACAGCGCTTCAAAATCCAGGGCTTCCAGCACCTGGGGCGCCGGCAGCGCCGACAAATCCAGCATGCTCATGCCGTCACCTCCAAAACCGCGTTGTTGCCCAGGTACTGGCCCGTCAGTTGAAAACTGACCTGGCCCTCCACCACCGCTACCACTCGCACCCGCTCCAGCTTCAGCCGTGGCTCCCAACGTAACAGCGCCCGTGCCACCTCGGCCTGCACCGCGCTTTTCCAGCCGCCGGTTACCGGCAGGTCGACATAACGGCGCAGGTTGCTGCCGTATTGAGGTCGCATCCGCCGGCTGCCCAGCGGCGTAGTCAGGATGTCCTCGATGGACTGCCGCAAATGCTCGATGCCGGACAGCGGCAAGCCGGTACGGCGATCCATTCCGATCATCGTGTTACTCCTGCGGCTGAAAATGCGGATGCTGCTCCAGGTAGTCCCGGGCGAGCGTGTCGCCAACCGGTACCGATACCGCGCCCTGGGTCACCGACAACTCGCGGCCATCGGCCAGGATCAGCGTGCGGGAGGTGTAGAGGGTGTCGCGAAACACCGCAGCGCCAGTACCGGCCGAGCGGTCGAGCTTCTTTTTTGGAATTGCCATGCTGTTCTCCGGGTACAAAAAATCCGCACGCGGCGGATTGGTCGGGTTGATCTGCTTAATGGGGGTGTGGCCAGGTGTCACTGCGGCGGCGCGGTTGCTCCCGGGCCGGGCAACACCCCCAAGTGGACATGGGTCGAGCCGACATTCACGCCGTTGTGCTTCAGGCTGGCGCCGTTGATTTGCACATCGCCATTGAGGGTGATTGCCCCCGTCAGGGTGATGCTGTCGGCCTTGCCGGTGATGGCGCTGTCGGTCACCAGCGCCGAGCTGGCGCCGACCTGAATCGCCACCGTGCCGCTGGGCAGGCTGATGCTGTAGCGCTTGGCCTGCCAGTCATAGACCAGCGAGCCGCCATCATCGAAACGCCAGACCTCGACATGCTCGCGGTTGTCCGGCTGGGCCCCGGCATCACCGTACAGACCGGGCACAAACGTGCCCTGCGCCGGTTCGCCACTGGGGCTGATCAGCACGCCCTGCTCGCCCAGGCTCGGCGCTCGCCAGTGGCGGGCCTTGCCGGCGGCCTGGCTGTGCCATCGGACCCAGGCGCTGGTCCAGCCGGCACCATCGCAAACCCGTACCAGGCCGGCAGCCAGGTCCACGCCGGCCACCCGGCAAGGGAGAATCAGCCCGGCAATCATGCGGTCGTGGGTTGCAGACACGTAACTCACGCCAGTTGCTCCGGTGACTGATAGTCACCTTCGTGACCTGGGCCGGTATCGGGGCTGAAGCCCAGCACCAGCGTGCTTGATGGTTGATTCGGCCATGGCCATTGCGTCTGGCCAAGGTAGATCAGTTGTTGCCACTGCACGACCCACTCGGTTCTGTAAGCCGGTTCCGAGACCGTATCCGCAGGCTTGGCCGACACCGCCGTTGCGCCCTCGACAAAGTCCAGGTCCCACTGCTGGCAACGTAGAAGCTCGATTAACTGAGCCGCCAGAATGGCCGCCTGCAACGGTGCCTGGGTAATATTGGCATCCACTCGCAGGCGGGCCTCGAGGGTGGCCTGCACGCAGCTGCGGCCGTCGCCTGGGTCCGCGCCCTGATCCAGGCCTGTAATTGCAAAGTAGAGCGCCGGTTCAGTGACGTTCTCAAGCACCTTGGGCAATGCCTCAACCCTATGCAGATGCGGCATCGCCAGCTTGATCGTGGACATGATGGCGTCTTGTAGCTGGGTCAGTTCGTTCATTGTTTTGTTCCAAAATAAGGCCGACGCGGCCACGTCTGCGGGTCCATGGCCGGTAGACCTGGTTGAGGGCCAGTGCCGATCAGGGAATCAAGGCTGATCAGAGTGCGAGTCCCGCGGTGGCACCTCGCACACCCCAATGCGCTTGGCCGCCCAACGCTCATAAAGGCCGATGGCCACGTCGGCGCCGGCCATGGCGGTCAGGCAGCCGAGTGCGCAGGCGGTCCAGATCGACACACCGACGCCGTACAACAGCATGATCGCCGAGACGCCGCAGACCACGCAGGCACCGGAGCGCAAGGCCAGTCGTCGCACCAGCAGCCAGCCACGAGCGCCCTCCTTGTCGGCGCGCCACATCTCGCCGGACACGCCGCCCACCAGAGCGAGGACGATGACCAGCCAGATCGGCATGTCCAGCAACGCCTGTTGCTCGTTTGTCATGTCTTGCCTCCAGTGCGGGAAAAGCCAATTCGTTGGCCGGGGAAAAAGTGCGGGTGCTGCAGTGAGCCTGTATCACCAAGGTGCATACAGGTAGGCAGGCATTCCAAAAAGCCCGGTCGCCCAGGCTTTTCAGTAATGCGGTCCTTCTGATCTTTCGGCGCTACTGGCGCGGTACGGATCCATTTAAATTGTTCCTCCGACCGCGACCCTGTCCGCCGGATAACTGCTTCTGGTGCTTTACGCTGCACACCCGGGTCAGTTGCCAACCCTCTGAACCGTTGAGGCCGGTTCATCGCTGCCTTTGCTTTGCCACTAAAGAGCGGTGTCACTCGCCGTTGTTGAGCGGCTTGGGACAAAGAATATGCATTCATGCATACACAGTCAATGCATAAATGCATTTATTTATGCGAAATGAATGCGCTAACGCATGAAAACCTTGCCCCACAAGGCTCACGGCTTTTCTGCAGGCGAAAAAAAACCCGCTCGATGGCGGGTTTTATCTGACGGTGGTTCGGTTAACGGGCGTACATGCCCCACCAGAAGACGTGGCCGAGGATGGTGATCTGCTCTTCCTGGATCTCCTGGAAGCTGTAGTCCTCATCCGGATGCTCGTCGCGGTTGAAACTGCGCAGGCGAATACCGGTAGGCAGGCGATACAGCTGCTTCACCCGCAGCTGGCCGTTATGGTTAATGGCGTAGAGGTCGCCATCGACGATGTCGCCAATACCGCACTTGCCAGCATTGACGCCCACGGTGGCGCCGTCGCGCAGCACCGGCAGCATACTGTTGCCGCGCACCGTGACGCACTTGGCCTGGTCAAACTGCACACCGTTATGACGCAGGCTGCGCTTGCCGAAACGCAGGCTGGCACGCTCGCTTTCCTCGATGACGAATCTTCCTGATCCTGCAGCCAATTCAACCTCTCGCAGAAAGGGGACCGAGACCTCGTCATCATCGACAGGCGTATCGTCGTCCCACAGACTTATGTCCTTGAGTTCGGAATGTATTTCATCGCCAACCGCCGCACGGCCTGGAGAAATCTCAGCGCGCCCGCGCAGCTGGTCGGTACTGATCTGGAAGTACTCGGCGATGCGTGAGATGTGTTTGTCCGACGGATCAACGATCTTGCCGCTGAGGATCCGCGAGAGTGTGGATTGAGGCACGCCGGTTCGACGGTGAAGCTCCGTGGGGGAGATTCCGTTGCGATCGAGCAGCTCTCTTAAGACGGTAGAAACATTGCGTTTTTGCATAACGCGCATATTGCTCGTTCTTTTCGCGGATGACAAATGCTGATTTGCATATTTTATGCATCCATTTCAGAAACAACCTACAGCCTCCCGCCTGCGAAGGGTCGACCGCCCATGGTAACCTTGCGCCCATCGCGGAAAAGCCGGGCCGATGCCCCTCCCTTGCCCCACCACTTTCAACGAATTTGCCTACCTACCCGATGAATAAAGCACTCTCAGACCTGTCCTCCCACACCCCGATGATGCAGCAGTACTGGCGCCTCAAGAACCTGCACCCTGATCAGTTGATGTTCTATCGCATGGGCGATTTCTACGAAATCTTCTACGAAGACGCAAAGAAAGCCGCCAAGCTGCTCGACATCACCCTGACAGCCCGCGGGCAGTCGGCGGGTCAGGCGATTCCGATGTGCGGTATTCCCTACCATGCGGCGGAAGGTTATCTGGCGAAGCTGGTCAAGCTCGGCGAGTCGGTGGTGATCTGTGAACAAGTGGGCGACCCGGCCACCAGCAAAGGCCCGGTGGACCGCCAGGTGGTGCGCATCATCACGCCGGGCACGGTCAGTGACGAGGCGTTGCTCGACGAACGCCGCGACAACCTGATCGCTGCGGTGCTGGGTGACGAGCGCCTGTTTGGCCTGGCGGTCCTGGACATCACCAGCGGCAACTTCACCGTGCTGGAGATCAAAGGCTGGGAAAACCTGCTGGCGGAGCTGGAGCGGGTCAACCCGGTCGAGCTGATGATCCCGGACGACTGGCCACAAGGCCTGCCGGCAGAAAAGCGCCGTGGCGTGCGGCGTCGCGCGCCTTGGGACTTCGAGCGTGACTCGGCCCACAAGAGCCTGTGCCAGCAGTTTTCCACCCAGGACCTCAAGGGCTTTGGCTGCGAGAACCTGACCCTGGCCATCGGTGCCGCCGGTTGTCTACTCAGTTATGCCAAGGAAACCCAGCGGACCGCCCTGCCCCATCTGCGCAGCCTGCGTCACGAGCGCCTGGACGACACTGTGGTGCTGGACGGCGCGAGCCGGCGCAACCTGGAGCTGGACACCAATCTGGCCGGCGGGCGCGACAACACCCTGCAATCGGTGGTCGACCGCTGCCAGACCGCCATGGGCAGCCGCCTGCTGACTCGCTGGTTGAACCGTCCGCTACGTGACCTCAAGGTCTTGCAGGCACGACAGACCTCGATTACGTGCCTGCTGGATGGCTATCGCTTCGAGAAGCTGCAACCACAGTTGAAAGAGATCGGCGATATCGAGCGGATCCTCGCCCGGATCGGCTTACGCAACGCCCGGCCACGAGACCTGGCGCGCCTGCGGGACGCCTTGGCGGCGCTGCCCGAACTGCAAGTGGCGATGGCCGAATTGGAAGGCCCGCACCTCACTCAACTGGCACAGACCACCAGCACCTACCCGGAGCTCGCGGCGCTGCTGGAAAAAGCCATCATTGACAACCCGCCGGCGGTCATCCGTGACGGCGGCGTGCTGAAGACCGGCTACGACATTGAGCTCGACGAACTGCAATCCTTGAGCGAGAACGCCGGGCAGTTCCTGATCGATCTCGAGGCTCGGGAAAAAGCCCGCACCGGCCTGGCCAACCTGAAGGTCGGCTACAACCGCATTCATGGCTACTTTATTGAACTGCCGAGCAAGCAGGCCGAACAGGCACCGGCGGACTACATTCGGCGCCAGACCCTCAAGGGCGCCGAACGCTTTATCACCCCCGAGCTCAAGGAGTTCGAAGACAAGGCTCTGTCCGCCAAGAGCCGGGCCCTGGCCCGCGAGAAAATGCTTTACGAGGCCCTGCTGGAAACCATGATCAGCCACCTGCCGCCGTTGCAGGACACCGCTGCGGCCCTGGCCGAGCTGGACGTGCTGAGCAACCTGGCAGAGCGTGCGCTGAACCTCGACCTGAATTGCCCGCGTTTTGTCAGCGAACCCTGCATGCGCATCAGCCAGGGACGCCACCCGGTGGTCGAACAAGTCCTGAGTACGCCGTTTGTGGCCAATGACCTGAGCCTGGACGACAATACCCGCATGCTGGTGATCACCGGTCCGAACATGGGCGGTAAATCCACCTACATGCGTCAGACCGCATTGATCGTGTTGCTGGCCCATATCGGCAGCTTCGTACCCGCCGCAAGTTGTGAGCTGTCGCTGGTGGACCGGATCTTCACCCGGATCGGCTCCAGCGACGACCTGGCGGGCGGCCGTTCGACCTTCATGGTGGAAATGAGCGAAACCGCGAATATCCTGCACAACGCCACCGAACGCAGCCTGGTGCTGATGGACGAAGTGGGCCGCGGCACCAGTACCTTTGATGGTCTTTCCCTGGCCTGGGCTGCGGCAGAACGTCTCGCCCACCTGCGCGCCTACACACTGTTCGCCACCCACTACTTCGAACTGACGGTGCTGCCGGAAAACGAGCCGTTGGTGGCCAACGTGCACCTCAATGCCACCGAGCACAACGAACGCATCGTCTTCCTGCACCACGTGCTGCCAGGGCCAGCCAGCCAGAGCTACGGCCTGGCGGTAGCCCAACTGGCCGGGGTGCCGAGCGAGGTGATCCTGCGTGCCCGCGAGCACCTGAGTCGCCTGGAAACCACCAGCCTGCCTCATGAAGTGGCACGCCCGGCAACGGAAAAGTCTTCGGTTCCCCAGCAAAGCGACATGTTCGCCAGTTTGCCTCATCCGGTGCTTGAAGACTTGGCCAAGCTCGATCTGGATGACATGACGCCACGCAGAGCGTTGGAATTGCTCTATACATTGAAGACGCGCATCTAACGCAGATGCTTGCAAGCTGTTAGAATCTCGCGCGGTTTGGGATGCTGCGGACTTTTAAGCCTGGTCCGCAGACTATCGCTCCCAAACCTGGCGACCCCGTCATGAAGGGGCTCCGCTGCCGCCGCCTGAGGAGAGAATTAGAAATGACCTTCGTCGTCACCGACAACTGCATCAAGTGCAAGTACACCGACTGCGTAGAAGTCTGTCCGGTGGACTGCTTTTACGAAGGCCCGAACTTCCTGGTGATTCACCCGGATGAGTGCATTGATTGCGCGCTGTGCGAGCCTGAATGCCCAGCTGTAGCCATTTTCTCCGAAGACGAAGTCCCGGATGAGATGCAGGAATTCATTCAGCTGAACGTTGAGCTGGCCGAGATCTGGCCCAACATCACTGAGAAGAAAGAATCGTTGCCGGATGCCGAAGAGTGGGATGGCGTCAAAGGCAAGATCAAAGACCTCGAACGCTGATTACCGCCGCGTTCCCGAAAAGGCCCCTTGCGGGCCTTTTTGCTGTTCAGGGAAAGAGCTTTCTACTGTTACTTTTTTACAGGCAAAAAAAGGGGCGGTATGACCCGCCCACATTTTTCCCTATTCCCTGTAGTCCTTTTCATCGTCCTGATGAATCGCTTCCTGCGATGTCCTTGACCATCTTCCTTGATGGCTGTGTCTATCCGTCGACACAGGGCTGATATTAAAGACTTTCAGCCTGGTGGCAACCACTACCGGCCTTGTAGGAAATGCCTTTGCGCGACCAAGAATAAAAAATAAATACATATAAATCAGTAAGTTATAAAAATCCATACAAATAAAATGGCAATTTCCAAGCCGTTAAAACCCAAACACTTACGAAAGAGTAAGCTTTGGCTTACACGCTCTTTCCGCGTACTCCCATCTGGCACTGAATCTCTTTCTCTAAAAGCATTTCACGACCAATAAAAAAGCCCCGAACAGGTCGGGGCTTTTTATCTACTACGGGCGGCCAGCGTTGTTATTGGAACAATGACTCGCTGGAAAGGCCGTTTTTTTCAAGGATTTCACGCAGGCGTTTCAGACCCTCGACCTGGATCTGTCTCACTCGTTCGCGGGTAAGGCCGATTTCGAGCCCTACATCCTCAAGGGTGCTGCTTTCATGACCGCGCAAGCCGAAGCGTCGGATCACCACTTCACGCTGCTTGTCGGTCAACTCGGACAGCCACTGGTCGATGCTCTGGGACAGGTCGTCATCCTGCAGCAGCTCACAAGGGTCAGTAGGTCGGTCGTCCGTCAGGGTGTCCAGCAAGGTTTTATCCGAGTCCGGACCCAGCGAGACATCAACCGAAGAAACCCGCTCGTTCAAGCCCAGCATGCGCTTGACCTCGCCCACTGGTTTTTCCAGCAGGTTGGCGATTTCTTCAGGGGAAGGTTCATGATCGAGCTTTTGAGTCAGCTCGCGTGCGGCCCGCAGGTAGACGTTGAGCTCTTTGACCACATGAATCGGCAACCGAATGGTGCGGGTCTGATTCATGATCGCGCGTTCGATGGTTTGACGAATCCACCACGTTGCGTAAGTCGAGAAGCGAAAGCCACGCTCCGGATCGAATTTTTCCACCGCCCGGATCAACCCCAGGTTGCCCTCTTCGATCAGGTCCAGCAGCGAAAGCCCGCGATTGACATAGCGTCGGGCGATTTTCACCACCAGTCGCAAGTTGCTTTCAATCATGCGCTTGCGCCCTGCCGGGTCGCCGCTCTGCGACAACCGCGCAAAGTGGACTTCTTCTTCCGGGGAAAGCAGCGGGGAGAAACCGATTTCATTGAGGTACAGCTGCGTCGCATCGAGCGCTCGCGTGTAATCAATGTACTTGTGTTGTTTAAGCGTAGCGGAGTGCTTGGATTTGGCGCGAATGGAAGGCGGTGCAGCCCCTTCATTATTCGACATCGAATCCATAGCGATGCCGGTCTCCGTAAGGAGCACCTCATCGTCGATGTCAAACTCCGGCACTTCTTTACTGAGAGCCATTGTTATAGTCCTTTGGTGAGTTCGACCTCAAGCTCAAGCGGCGCCTT